CCCCACAAGGACAGGTGTTAACTGGTTGTGGTAGAGGTTCTGTAGGTTTCTTTCTGAAGATGTTGTCGTAGTTTGTTTCGTAGAGTTTGCTGGTGGTTTTACTTCGGAGTTCATCACCAGTTACATCATTAATCGCTGCCATGAGATATGAAGCAAATAGTGTTAGAAGCGCGAGGTGTTCTAGTGTCCTTACCATGTAAGATAGTCGCACCAGTAGGGTTTAACTTAACTACAGTACCTATCAAGAGTTCTCGGTAATAAGGCATAATGAAAGAAACCTTATCTCCTACTGATAGAGCCTTACCTGTAACGTCTTTCACTGGTCAGCTCCATACTCAAACTCAATCAACATATCAATAGCGTGTTTAGCTTTCTCTAAGTCTTGCTTACCACCCTTACTACGGAAGCGTGTGATGTACTTAATAGCTGTGTGCTGACAAGCATCAAGTTTGTTACCCATTGAGTATTCCATAGGTTGAATCTTGAGATGCTTATAGTGACTACCAGCTACCTGAGTATCTAAGGCTGACTTAGGAGCTTCTGTCTCTTGATGTAATGCTGCGTACTCCGTACCTGTCAACTTAGGACGGGGAACGTCAGGAGCTTCGACCGTTGGAGGGTCAGGTAAGGTACGCGGTGTAGGCATGAACATAATGGGTTCCCAATGAATAAGGTTACGTGTCCCTACACAATTCCAACACTTGGTCGGAGCTTCTGTTAGGGGCTGTTCTTGTTTGTGGTGTTCACAGGTATTACAACTGCGCTGGTCAGTCATTCAGTAGCCTTTCGATAAATCGTATTGAGTGTCTCGAACTCACCGTCTTCCTCTAGGCGTACTACTGCTGTAGTTAATCGTAAGACTTCTCCTAGTTTCACTACCGCGTGATTACCTACGAGAGAGGCTGAGTCGTAAGAGACTACTGGTTTAGTTTGTTGGGTGTCCAATAGATGGGTTCCTGTGTTGTGAAGTTATAGTCTGTGTGTCTACAAATACGAGCGACCCTAGCTTGAGTCAATGCGTCTTTCTCAGAGAGACCCTTGAAGTTGTATTGCGATACCACCGCATCCCATAAGTTACTTGTGGATTCCTTACGGTAGCGAATCTCTACCTCACCTTTACGTTTTCCGGACTTCATGATGTGTTCATAAGGTACGAGTAAGTACGGGTTCTTGAGGACATCATCAGCAGTCTCAAGGCCAACTCCGGGACATCCTTTATAACCATCCGTGGTATCACCCATAAGAGTCTGTAAGAGATGCCAGTAGTCAGCTACTTCAGGAGTAACGAACCAAGGCTTCCTATCCTTACGTGGATTCCATAGCCATCCGGGGATTGTCTTCATGTCCTTATCTTCGGACACAATGATTTTCTTACCGGGGATTAGCTTAGGGTGTGTACTAAGGATTCCCATGATGTCATCAGCTTCCAGTGTTGGCTTACGATAACTAGGGTAGGTCTTAGCGAGATGTTCTTTCAGAGGGTAGAGCCACTCAGGACGACTAGAGATACCGTCAGGTGTCTTACGGTGTTGCTTGTAGCTTGGTAGGACTTTGTTACGCCAGTTGATTGTGTCGTCTGAGAGACAGATAATTAAGTCATCAGCTTTAGTTACTTCGAGATAGTCCTTAAGACAATCATCAATTTCCTTAGCGATTTTTCCTATGTCCTCAGTGACCTCTTTAGATACCACACCGTCACCCCAATCGAACTTCTTCTCATTGGTTGAAGCGTATTTGAAGGCAATGATGTCAGCGTCTATAAGGAGGGTAGTCTTTACCTTAGCACCCACAGTAAACACACTCTTGGGATTCAGCACCGACTTTAATACCGGATTGAGGGCATGTAAAAAAGGCCTTGAAGACCCATTCCTTAAGATGAAACCCTAAGAAACACTTAAGTTTTCTCATATAGGTTCTACTTTCTTTTTGGTTGTCATATCTTTAATGAAGTAACCCCCCGGTAACTGCGAGAGTTTCTGAGAGGCTTCCTTAAGTGAGATGTACATGGTTGACTTAACGGGGCTGACATCCATGTATAGATTGCCGTTGTGATCGTGAATCGTGTAAGCCATTACCAGCGATAAGCTCCACCGATACCTACGAAGTAATCGCCATCGCTGTACGCTGAGGCTGATACCCCTAAGTGAATCTGTTTGAGTTGCACTAAATCGTGTCGGTAATTAAAACGAACTGTGGGCGTAGTCTCTTGACGTTTAAATCCATAGTCGAGTGAGACACTCCCCCGATTCTCGAAGGCGAACCAAGGTGTTCCACCGTCTGATACATACGTTGTAGTTTCACCAGTTCCAGTGTCAATGACCTGAGATACGATTTGCCGTGCCTCCTTGGGTTGAACGATATTTGAGCTGGTGACTTGCTTGACAGGATTGATAATAACTTCTGCTGGTAAGGGTAGAGAGGCTTTGATTGAGGGCTTATAAGTTTTAACAGTTCCTGAAGCGATGGCTGTTTCAATCTTGGCCTCTTTCTTTAGTACCGGAACTGGTAAGGCTTCCGTGACCATCGCTGGTGTCGGTACTGGCTGAGGTAGCGAACAGCTCTTGAGTGTCAAAGCGAGACTCAATGTTGCCACTAGCAACCAAGGGAGATACTGTCCGTACCCCTTCAGATTCTCTTGTAGATTCATCTTGTGATTCCTGTGGGTTAAATAGTTGATAGCACCCATCAGGAGTAACCCTCCACGTTCCCCCGTAGTTTCCTTCAGGGTCTAACGTAGTGATTAATCCTAACGATGCTGCTAGTGCTACGAGCTTGGGATGTTCTCGAAAGAACTGAGATTGAACTGTGATACCCAATCTCCAAGCCCGGTCTAGCACTTTGATTAGTGGGTGTCTTTCCATGTGCTTCCTATGACATACTCACCAGTAATCGGACAAGCAAAGTTAAGTTGTTGACCAGCTAACTGCATGGCCTTGACGCACATCTGTCCGACATACTCCGCGTGTTGTGGTAAGACTTCTATCTGCCACTCGTCATGAACGTTAGCGACAAACTCGTACTCAACTCCGGGAGTAAATGTTTCTTTGAGGAGACCATCAAGACAAACTAAGGCTTGCTTCATGATGACTGCACCCGCTGATTGTAAGAGAGTGTTCAATGCTGAATGGGCTGACCTTACGTGCAGTAACCTACCGTCAAGTCCCTTCAGATACCCTACGAATTTAGGGTTAGGCTTTGATACCCTACGCCCGTCTACCCATTTGGTAATCTTAGGTTCAACTTTAGCTTTCACACGTTTAGATAACTCAGCCATCGCAGGGATAGCCTCAAGGAATTTAGCCCTAGATGCTTTACCAGCTTTAACCGCTTGAGCACCTTTAGGGAATCCTAAGACAGTCCCTAGCTTCTCATCACCCGCACCATAGAGGTACGCATAAATCCAAGTCTTAGCGACATCCCTAGATTCAATCCCTAGAGCCTTACGGTTAACGGTGTGAATCTCAGTACCGTCTTCCTTCTTACCGCTTACAACAACTGTAATGTAATCACCGTTATCGAAAGCAGCCATGTAACCAGCAAGACAGCGTAGCTCCAATGCAGAAGCGTCAGCCCCTACAAGAACATAGCCCTTACGAGCATAGAATAAATCCCTACACTCCTTACCGAAGGGGTTGTGTGAAGCAGGAACCTGAGCCATGTTAGGATTACTGTGAGTCATCCTTCCGGTCACAGCTCCGTTGGTTACTACACCACCGTATATGATTCCGTTCTTCTGTAGCTTAAGCCATGCTTGTTCACCCTCAGCTATCTGACCGATACGCTTACCAATCATCATGTACCTAGCTAAGAGTTTCGCTTCAGGGTATGGGAGATTCTCAAGTACGGTATCGTCTACCTTGGGCTTACCATCGTTAGTGAACTCTGAAGGTTTCCACCCTCGCATCTCACGAAGACGATAAGCGATATGGTCTCGGCTACCCGGATTGAACTCTACAAGTTTCACCTTGGAGAACTGACAGCCCTTAAGGTAGCCACTCTTAGAGTTGTTTACCTTGGGAGTAAATGGTTCGACACCCTCACGCCTGTAGATAGGAGGGAAGGTATCTCTAAGTGAACCCTCAAGAACCATACGTTCCTTAGCGAGTACACTGTATAGGTCTACAGCTTTCTTAGTATCGAAGCTGAATCCTCTACGTTCCTGTCTAGCTACGATGAGTGCTACGTCATGCTCAAGGCGTAAAGATTGTTCGCTGAAGCCTATGTTAAGGAAGTGCTTGTGAATTGCTTCAAGAGTCTCTACGTCACCCGCACAGTAGTCTTCCATATCCTGAGTCCACACCTCGAAACCTCCGGTGTAGCCAATCTTATGAATACCTACACGTTGACCCCATGCTTCCAGTGAGTGCTTGCCTATGAGTTTTGGCTGTAGCTTTCCTCGCTTGATTAGCTCAGGGTCAGTGTCGAAGAGGTTTGTGAACATTAACCTAGACATCACTAAGGTATCTACAAGCCGGGAGTCATCTACATGAAACCAAGGGTAGACCTTAGTGAGTGCGGGTATATCGAACTTGATACCGTTGTGGGCTACGATGTCACCTGTAGCTTCCATCATGTACCGTAAGCCCTGCTCTACTGTGCCTGTCGTAGTGAAGGTGTACTTAGGTTGATTGTTATATCTAGTCGCCTGACCTCGAACCTTAAGTACCATACAGTGGACTTGTGTAGTCTCTGCAAGGTAACCATCAGTTTCAATGTCTAGGTATATTGGTTCGCCTTTATTGCTCATCAGAATTGACTAGGGGTTTCATCAGGTTCAAAGGGAGAATCTTCAGGTTCTAAGAACTGGTCAGTCTCTTCGTTGTAGAACACAGGGAAGCGACCCGCACGACCATACTCACGGTCTTTAAGTAATACGATATGAGCTAGGTTACGTTCTTCAGGAGGTAACTCAGGGTCTTTGTTACGCTCGATACCTAACATGTAGTTACCGAATCGCATGAGTCCACGGCTGCCTGTGAATTGACTCTCAAGAACCTTACCGCCTTCCTCATGGCTTGAACCCTTTTCAGGTTTGTTCAAGTGGGAGAAGCCATATAAGGTGAAGTCCAGTTCCTGTAGAAGCTCTTTGATTTCCTTAGCGATACGGTTCACTTCATCGTTAGCTTCTGAAGCCGGGAGATGTGCGACCATTACTGTGAGGTTGTCTAAGAAAATATCTTTCACACCACACGATACGACCATGTAGCGCATTGCTTTCTTGATGTCGCCCCACTCAGTACCGGACGTAGGATGGTTGTACAGGAATACCTTCTCGTCTAACGTGCCGATTGCCTCAGTGATTTCTTCCTGAGTGAATCCCTTATCAGGGCGATGGAAGGCTTTACCTACGAACTTACCAGCGATACCCTTTAAGGTTTTACCTAGGGGTTCCTCAAGCATGAACACACCGACCTTAAGATTATGGACGTTGACTAACCATGACTGAAGTTCCTTAGCCCAATTGGTCTTACCGATACCGACACCAGCACCAATGTAATATGAAGTTCTACGTTGGATTCCAAAGGTTAGGTCAGTAAGGCTAGGCCAGCACCAAGGAATACCCATCTCAGGAACCTTAGTAGCTTCATCACGTATATCAGCAGCGGAGACTACAGCTTCAGGACGATAGACCCTAGCATCCCAAATAGCACTTATGATCTCTTGACCTCGACCAGCCATAAGCATCTCGTTAGCATCCTTAAGAGGAAGCCTAGCGACCTTACACTTGCCGGGAGTGAACAGTGAGACACACTCTTCTAGGGCTGCATTACCAGCCTCATCATTGTCGAACATCAAGACTACTTCATCGAAGTTCTCTAGCCACTCAAGGTCTTGTTGTATAGATTTCTTAGCGGCTGATGCGCCGTTAGGGAGTGAGACTACAGCCCACTTATTGTTTTGTACTTGGGAGACTGACAGTGCGTCAATCTCTCCTTCAGTAATAACTACTCGTAAACCACCATCTCTCCACAAGTGTTTACCGTAGAGTGTCATCAGTTTACCTTGACCTACTACTGAGAATGTCTTATCAGCGAACCGTAGCTTCTGCGCTACTATCTGTCCGTCTTTAATATGTGAGGCAATTTGAACTGTCTTACCTGACTTATGCTTACCTACTTTGTAACCCCACTTCTCGCAAGTCTCCTGTGAGATTCCTCGCTTGGGTAGGGCTTGTACTTCACCATCTAAAATTAAATCACCAGCCATCTTGTTCTGTTTCCTAGGTGTGTTTGGGGAGGGTCTATCTGAATCGGGGAATCTGAAGTAGTCACACCCCATAGAGAAGCAGGAGACATGACCATTGGTGTAAACCGCTAGGCCGTTCCTGCTTCCACACTTAGGACAGGACTCATGATGACTAAAGATTTTCTCTGTCGAGTCCTGTCTTTCCATCTCCTAGATGAACCCTAAGATTGCGCCTAGGGGAGCTACGAAGATACCGATAGCACGTAGGAGTACGAGACCAGTGATACCTGTAGCAGTAGCTAAGGCGATGACGTTAAGTACCCACCCCCATGCAGCCACTCCGATTACGGCGAACAATGCCAACCAAGCTAATCCACGATTCATGCTAAGACTCCTTCACGTTGTAATTTTTTGTAGGTTTTGAAAGAGACCGAAGCGTTCCACATAGGCTTCTTACTTGGTCTCACGAGTTGACTTACAGGGATTCCTAAGAATTTACTGAAGGCTTGTTGCATCTGAGTAGCTAAAGGCATTAAGCAATCACCTCTACTTCTTTAAACCAAAGGAAGGGTGGGATGATAGGTTTGTGGTCGAAGTCCACGTAAAGCATTTCATCTTCAGTGTCAACTTCGGTTACCGTACCGACATCGCCTAGGTTGTAAGTATTGAAGGTCTCGTCAGCGAGAATCACACGAACTCGGTCGCCGACTTTAGGTATAACAGTAGGCTTAACCAATGAGTAACGCGCATATCGCTGACCTGTAGGGTCTTTCTTAAGCTCTTTACTAATCTTGTAACCTAAGGCTTTCAGCTCGAACACTCGTGTAGGTAAGCAACGAATTTTATAAACTACGTTAGCCTCTGCCTGAGAGATGCTGCCATGTTCCTGTAAGTGGGTCAGTAAGGTTTTTACTTGTGGTGTCATTTATCTTTCCTTCTTAAAAGATGTAAAAGAAAAGGGAACGCTGTTAAGCAATTCCCTCGAAGAGACTAAACGGTTAAACCGAATTGGTCTGAGATACGTGCAGCTAATGCAGAAGCGTTGTTAGCCTCGATACGTGCAGCGATTAAGACTTCTTCTTTGTCGTCAGCCTTAGCCCATAGCTTTTCAATCTGAGCGTCCAACTTATCAGCCTTAAGATTCTGACGGGCTGAAACTTTATGAAGGTTGTTGACTGTCTTTTGGAATGAACCTAAGACACCTTGAACTGTTGACGGGTAGATGAAGTTAATGATTGATGCGATGAATTTCATGAGGGAATCCTTGAGGAATTGTTAGGAGAAACTACAGGGTGACCGGGAAGGTCTTGTCGGTCTTTTGATACCAAGCGTTAAGTACATCTAGTAAGGTACTGCTGGTTGCACCATTCTTATGTACTCCTGATTCATCTAAGAAAACGTAGCCATCGTTAACGTAAACAACCAAGCGTAGCTCTGCCTTATTAACAAGAGAAGGTGCTAACTCAACTACCATAAGGTTCTTGATGTCAGCTTGAGTAAACTCACGACTAGCTTTATTGAACTCTTCGATTGCCTTACCGTGTGCTGCATCAGCCATCTTGAAAGCAGCTTGAGCTGACTCAAGGACTTCACTAGCTTCATCGTAGATACGTTGTGTACCAGCTAAACGAGCCTTAGCAGTCTCTAATGGTGTAGACGCAATGACTACAACCTCTGTAGGCCATATCCAAGCTGTATTACCGTTGTCAAACTGTACTTGAGATGACCGAGCATCTACATTTAGAACAACACCTTCTGAATGTCTATCGTACTTACCACCTGTCAGCACAGGGTCTACTACGCGTACTCGTTGGCCTACTTCAAGAGTTGGCTTAGGTGCCTGTGGAGAGACCGCCGATACGTGTACCCATTGCTTCTGGTTGTCTGTAATGCGTCTGAATTGTGGAGATGATGTACCATCGTTGTAGTGGAAGGCGACTACATCACCTGTTCTAAATTCCGTACCACAAGGGTCATCTACTACATACAAGCTACCTACTACTAAGTCTTCTTTATTCATAATTTTTCCTTGGTTTCTTTCACCCACCACTCAGTAACATCAAAGCAGGGACAGTCCTTTAACCACTCAGAGCGTTCTATACGTCCGTTCTTGTTGAGGTCAGGGGATAAGTCACGATGTCCTAAGATAATCGCTTGGGGGTGTGCTACTGTTAATTTGAATAGCAGTCCTGATAGAGCTGCTAGTTGTTTATCTGTGTAGTTGTTCTCAGGTTTCCCTGTGATGTCGTTAAGACCACCTACAAGACATATACCTAGGGAGCCAGTGTTCTTACCTGATACATGCGCTCCTACTTCATCGTCAGGCCGACCCTTCTGAATCGTACCGTCCCTCAAGATAACGTAGTGATACCCTACAGTAGCGAAGCCCCGTAGCTTATGGTCTTTGGTTATCGTTGTGATGTCGGTGTGATTCTTCGGGCGGGATGCTGAACAGTGAACTACTAGGTACTTAAGGATTGCTGGTTGTTTCAATCGCTTGCTTTAAACTACTGTGTAAGTATGTTGAGGTAAGTTCTACATCCTCATAGGTATAGTCCTCACCATCGTAAGTGCCTTTGTCTAGAAAACCACTCAGACTTAAAAGCTGCTTGAGTTTCTTAGCGTCTTCTATGGTTAACTCCATTACCACTATTGGCTTGCTTACCACATAAACGGTACTCATTAAGATTTCTCCTTGAGCCATTCGTCAGGGACTACCTTGTCTGCAAACTTGAAGCCGTTCTTCTCACACCACATAGCGTATGTAGTCTTAGAGATTTTCGAGAGGCGAGCTTTAGAGTTACTGAAGACAAAGCGAATGTCGTACTGAGGGAATTGCTTTTTGATTAATAGATGTTTCTGTCTGTCGCTGGTGAGGAATCTACCCTTGGTTTCAATGATGATTCCATTCTCCAACTCAAAGTCAGGTGTGTACTTACGAGTCTTCACAGGTTCTGTGTACCCTATGACTAACTCTTCGTACTTGTACCCTACCCCTTTCGAGGTAAGGTATTGAGCTGTGACTTCTTCTAGTCCACTTCGATAGCCCTCAGCGATTGCACGTTGACGAACCGCTGAAGAGAAATGACGGGGTTTCTTAGAAGTTATCTTCATCGCCACCGGAGTCAGGAGTGTCGTCACCTGAAGCATCAGCAGCACCAAAGCCACCATCATCCTCAGACTCAGGGTCTTCGTAGCCAGCCTCAGAACCAAAGCCATAGCTACCAGCAGAACCGCCGCCGCTACCTTCAGACAACTCAAGAATCTGAGCAGCTACTAGGTATAACTTAACGCCAGCTACACCAGTACCGGGAATGAAGTAAGGTGCTGCCTCGAAGGAGACCTTACCTAACGTACCCCCACCTACCATAGTCGGTTTGAATTTCTTACCTGAAGCTGAGAACAAAGGGATGCTACGATTCCAAGGCTCTTTAGTTTTCTTATTGACACCGCTAGCTTTTGTGGAGAACTTAAAGATGATCTCACCAGTTGGAGCTTCAGTATCAGGGTCGTACACAGTTTCGTACAAGTCAGTAACAGTCAGAGACTTCAGTTTCTTACGAGCCTCTACTTTTAACTGAGCGAACTTCTGTTCACCCTCTTTAACTGCTTCATCGTGAATCGGTTGGAGAGCTTCTAGGATTGGTGCAGCGTCCTCTTCAGATAACTTAAGGTTTACCTTGTAGATACCTTCAGTGTTCTCGAACCCCTCACGACCATAATCAGGCTTGATGAGGTAAGGGTACTGAAAGATACCCTTCGGGGTAATATATTGTTTAGCTTTCGGCTTTTTATCAGTAGTTGCCATGATGTTTAATGTTTTCCTTGTAGACGTTTAGTTGATTGATGTGGTTTGTCGTACTTGTTGCGGTCACGTTGTCGCATAGCGCGGGGAGCTAACAAAGATTGAGTCCACTCTAAGCCTGTTACATCGTCCTTAAAGTGATAGTCAGTCTTAGTGCCTACATAAGCCCATTGACCCGCCTTCACTACTGCGTTCTCAGTGACCATCGTTACTTTTTGCTGAATCATTTTGTTACTCCTTGTAGTAAGTTTCTTCTAGGGTTTGTACATCTAAACCTTCCTGTGCCATACGAGCGTAGAGGTCAGTAGGAATACGGTGTCCGCGTTCCCACATATCACGAGCTTCGGATAGCAGACGTTCTTGATAAGCTGTCATTACGTTTTAATCTCCATGTTTAGGAATTGTTTGATAGCCCGTGTGTGTTCACCTCGACCAATCGAAAGGGAGTCGTAGAGAACACGGGAGCCAACGGAAAGAACATCACGGGGGTCTTGCTTGAATCGTTCGCACATCATCAGGAACAACATAGCGATACCTACTAGCTGGTCGCCTTGAGGTTCACTTGAGATACCATCGAGTAACTTGAAGGCGACTATCTGACCTTTGTGTACGTTCGTGCGGCTGATTTGGTCACGTACTGTTCGTGGGCTAGG